TGGTGGTGCCGATTGCCGCTGCTGCTGGTGATTATGACGACGTGGCCCTGTGCGACGCCATCATGAACGAGCAAGGCGTGCCTGACTACGACCGCTTCATGGCCCTGTCCAGCCGCGACTACAACGGTCTGGCTGGCAATCTGGTTGGCACCGCACGTTCGTTCGGCAACCAGAAGTCTGACAAGGCTTACGAGCGCTCTTACGTCGGCATGGTCGCTGGCTTCGAGACCTACAAGATGGACTACGCCAACCGTCAGCTCGCTGCTGCCGGTGGTGGCTCCATCACCATCGACACCGATGGCACAGGCACTCAGGCCAACTACACGCCTCAGGCCACCTCGACCTCGGTCGGCGGTCAGATCAACGTGGACAACCGCTTCCAGACCGTGACCGTGAGCTCTTCGGCCAACGTCCGTGCTGGTGACTCGTTCACCATCGGCGGCGTGTTCGCTGTGCATCACATCACCAAGCAGTCCACTGGCCAGCTCAAGACCTTCCGCGTCGTGAGCGTGCCTGCAGGCGGCACCACCCTGGTGATCACTCCCCCGATCATCGGCGCACAAGGCTTGACTCCGACCGACGCCCAGCTGCAGTACAAGAACGTGGAAGTTGCCACGCCTTCGAACACAGCTGCTATCACCTTCCTGAACGTGAACACCGCACAGGTCAACGTGTTCTGGCAGCGTGATTCTCTGGAAATTCTGCCTGGCCGTTATGCCGTGCCTTCCGATGCTGGCGTCGCAGTGATGCGTGCCACCACCGACCAGGGCATCGAGCTGGTGATGCAGAAGTTCTACGACATTGACAGCATGACCATCAAGTACCGCATGGACACGCTGTTCGGCGTCGTGAACAAGAACCCCGAGATGTCCGGCATCTTGTTGTTCAACCAGTAAACTGGCGAAAGACTGGGGGGCTCCGGCCCCCCTTTCTGCATAGGAGCTCAAAATGCCACTGACCAAAGGTTACTCAAGCAAGTCCATCGGGAAGAACATCTCGAAGGAAATGAAGTCTGGCAAGCCGCAAAAGCAGGCTGTTGCCATCGCTTTGAACGTCGCCACCAAGGCCGCCAAGGCTGCTGGCAAGCCCAGCAAAGCGCCCAAGAAGGCCAAGAAATGAAGTCCGGCCTGTACGCCAACATTCACGCCAAGCGTGAGCGCATTGAGCGCCAGAAGGCTGCAGGAAAGACGCCTGAGCGCATGCGCAAGCCAGGCACAAAAGGTGCGCCAACCGCTGCCGCTTTCAAGGCCGCAGCCAAGACCAGAAAGAAGGCCAAGTGATGGAAGAGAACATCCTCGCGCCCAAGTGGGCCAAGAACAAAAAGCCCATAAAAAAGCGCAAGCCGTCCAACCCAATCGACGGAATTAACCACCGCCTGATGGCCGAGCAGGTCACGAAGGTGCTGCAAGAAGTCGCAGCCGAAGTCTCGGCCGTGCCCGATGACAACGCAGCGCCCACCCGCATCGAGCTGATCGAGAAGGCCAAAGAACTCGGCCTGACGTTCACCAAGCGCACCAGCGACGAGAAGCTGCTGGCCATGATCACCGAAGCACTCAGCAAGCAGGAGGCCTGATATGGGTTACAGCAAGCGCCAGTTCGTTGCAGCCGCATTCGAGGAAATCGGCCTTGCATCCTATGTCTTCGATCTGCAACCAGAGCAACTCCAGTCCGCACTGCGTCGCCTCGATGCCATGATCGCTGACTGGAACGGCAAAGGCATCCGTCTGGGCTACCCACTGCCAGGCAGCCCACAGTACAGCGACCTTGACGAGCCGTCCGAAGTGCCAGACAGCGCGAACGAGGCCATCATCACCAATCTGGCCATCCGCATTGCGCCTGGCTACGGAAAGGTTGTGATGCCAGAGACCAAGGCCGTGGCCAAGGACAGTTACAACACCCTGCTGCAGCGTGCGACCGCACCGATTCCGCAGCAGATGCCCGTCACCATGCCGTCTGGCGCTGGCAATAAGCCCTGGCGCGTGTACGACAACCCATTCCTGCGTCCTCCGGTCGATCCGGTCACCGCAGGACCGGACGGCCCCATCGAGTACAACTGAGGACAAACCATGCCACAAATCAACCAACTCCCGCTGCTGCTCCAGGCATCGCCCGGCGACCAGATTCCCGTCTACACCCCAAACAACGGCGATGCACGACGCCTTCCGATCGGCTCCTTGCTGGCGCTTTTCCAGCAGACCTTCGCGGCCCCGACGCTGGCCACCAGCATCTCGACGCCCGGCACCGGCTTCAACATCACCGTGCCGACCCCAGTCAGCCAGCAGCAGTGGATGCTTTTGCAGCCTGCTGGAACTCTGGCCGCTGGCACGATAACTTTGCCTTTGAACACTGGCGTTCCTGATGGCACCGAGGTGCTTGTCACGACCACGCAAATCATCACCACATTTACGCTGGCGCTGAACGGTGCATCGGCTGCCTATGGCGCTCCAACAACGCTGGCCGCCAATGCGTTCTTCCGCATGCGCTTCGTGCAGTCTCTAAACAGTTGGTACAGGATCGCCTGATGGCCACAAAGAAAGACCCGCGTCTGGCTCGCGTTGGTGTGGAAGGCTACAACAAGCCCAAGCGCACACCGTCGCACCCGACCAAATCCCACGTCGTGGTGGCCAAGGATGGCGACCAGGTCAAGACCATCCGTTTTGGCCAGCAGGGCGTGTCCGGGTCTCCGAAGCGCGAAGGCGAGTCCAAGGCGGACAAAGCCCGGCGCGAATCATTCATGGCCAGGCACGCTGAGAACATCGCCAAGGGCAAGATGAGCGCAGCGTGGTGGGCTTCAAAGGTGAAGTGGTGACCTGAATGCAGATTCCAATCCTCAACGGCATCTACGCTGACAACGGGCCAGACCTGCGCACGTCGTACCCGGTCAACCTGGTGCCAGTCCCAAAGCAGTCCGGCATCAGTGCCGGTTTTCTGCGTCCTGGTGACGGCATTGTCAGCAACGGCACCGGCCCAGGCATCGACCGTGGCGGCATCAACTGGAACGGCGTCTGCTACCGCGTCATGGGCACCAAGCTCGTGACCGTGGCCAGCAATGGCGCTGTGACCGTGCTGGGCGATGTGGGCGGTCCTGTCAACACCCTGGTGACGATGGATTACAGCTTCGACCGCCTGGCTATCGCGTCTGGTGGCCGCCTGTACTACTGGAACGGCGTCCTCACGCAAGTGACCGACCCCGATCTTGGCCTGGTGCTGGATGTTGTTTGGGTGGACGGCTACTTCATGACCACCGACGGCGAGTTCTTGGTGGTGACAGAGCTGTCCGACCCGACCCAGGTCAACCCGCTGAAGTACGGCTCCAGCGAAGTCGACCCCGATCCCGTGGTGGCGCTGCTCAAGCTGCGCAACGAGGTTTATGCGCTGAACCGCAACACCATCGAGGTGTTTGACAACGTGGGCGGCGAGTTTTTCCCGTTCCAGCGCATTGATGGCGCACAGATTCAGAAGGGCGTGATCGGCACGTTCGGCTGCTGTGTGTTCGTTGAGAGCGTCGCCTTCCTTGGCTCAGGCCGCAATGAAGCGCCAGGCATCTACCTCGGCGCAAACGCGACTGCTCAAAAAATAAGCACGCAGGAGATCGACCAGATTCTGCTCGGCTACACCGAAGCGCAGCTGGCTGGCGTCAAGCTGGAGGCACGCAACGACAAGGCTCACCAGCACCTGTACGTCCACCTGCCCGACCGCACGCTGGTGTTCGATGCTGCTGCAACTGGAGAGCTGAGCCAGCCCGTCTGGTTCACGCTGACCACCAGCCAGGTCGGCTTCAGTCAGTATCGCGCAAGGAATCTAGTCTGGGCCTACGACAAGTGGCTGATCGGTGACCCGCAGTCCAGCGCCATTGGCTACCTGGTGGACACGCGAGGCGACCACTGGGGCCAAATCGTGCGCTGGGAGTTTGGCACGTTGATCGTCTACAACGAGAGCAATGGCGCGATCTTCAATGAGCTGGAGCTGGTCAGCTTGACCGGAAGCGTGGCTCTTGGCATCGACCCAATGATCTCGACCAGCTACAGCGTGGACGGTCAGGCTTGGAGCCAAGACCGCAGCATCCGTGCGGGCACGACCGGCAGCCGCAAGCGTCTGGCCTGGTTCCAGCAGGGCCACATGCGCAACTGGCGCATCCAACGCTTCCGTGGCGACAGCCAAGCGCACTTGTCATTCATCCGTCTTGAGGCTCAGATCGAGCCATTGGTCTACTGATGGCAACGCAGAAGCTCAACCTCACCCGCGACCAGCTCGCCACGTTCCTCAAGAACCACGAGCAGATCAGGCAGTTCGAGCGCCTGTTTCAGGTCGCTGACGAGGTATCTCCAGCAACTGACACGGAAGGCATCAGCATCGAGGCTGGGAATGCGGACGCATCGGCAAATGAGGCACTGGCTCAGATTGTGAGCCTGGCCAGAGATGTGGCCATCAACGCAGGCAACGCAGACCAGAAGGCCGTGCAGGCACTGGACACGCTTGGCCGTATTGCCAATGCTCTGGAGATGCTGGCTACTGCGCCGGTGATCCAGAATAACAACTCGGTGGAAACTGATTACATCG